GAAATAGACAAACACACGGCAATAAGTAATAACAAAACAAACAATGTTATAACAAAAAGAAAATGAATATTGAATTAGCAAAGCAAATACTTATTTCAGAAATCAATCAATATAAAAAATATTGGACTTTAAAAGCACAAGTTTTATATAAGTTAAAAAATAAACGCAAATGAAAAATATATACGCAATCCTAATAGCTATTCTTTACTGCTTGATTTGTAGCTGTTACACAAAGAATCAAGCAATAGAAAAGTTTTGTAGCAAAGATACTGCCAGTGTAATACTAACGATTCACGATACTATAATAACCGAAACGATACGAACCGATACGATTTTCAATGATGACGTAGATTCGGTTTATATTACAAAAGATAAGTTAGAAATAGTTTACGTAAAGAAGTTTGGCAAGGTTTACATAGAAGGCAAATGCAAAGGCGACACGATATACTACGAGAAAAAAGTATTAATTGAAGTACCTATTGACTGCCCTAAACAATCTTGGTTTGACCAAATGATACTTGAAGCAAAGTGGTGGTTACTTGTAATTATAGCAATACTTATTTTGGTAATATTTAAACGATAATGGATAAAATAATATTAACTGTTGAAAACAGCTATTGTAAGCACACAATTGAATTAAGTGAGGATTCAGACATTGAACAAATGTTTACTGCATTTAGGGCAATATTAGTAGGGTTAACTTATCCTGAAGTTGTTATAAATAACCATATTTTAGAGCTATCTGAAGAGATTATACCCAATGAGGTATGAAATAGTATTCATTAACCCCAATTATACCCTATAAGGTATGATATAGCACACAAATAGTTCATAAACGTATAAAATAACGAACACTATGAAAGACTACAAAATAGCTTACGAATTTAATGGAAGGAAAATGTACACCATAGTACGTGCGAGGAATGTTGAGGATGCTAAAAAGCAAATCAATGATAGGCTACATTTTATTGAGGTTAAAGATATAACCCCACCTGATGAAACTTTAGATTACATCAAGAATTTATTTGGAATGAAATAATGGCTAAAATTAGACCAAGAATCACGCAAGAAGAATGGGAAATAGTCAAAATATTTAGAGCAGAAAGTCCAACTAAAAATTATACTGGTATAAACCAAATTACTGATGGTTTAGATATTGACAATACTACTGTAAAACATCTTTGGGTAAAAAATAAAACAGCAAGTTTATTCGTAAAAAATCCAAATTTTATTTCACCTGAAGAATTAGAACAATCTGATTTTAAAGCAGAACTAATTGAAGACTTAAAAAACTATTCACCTAAATTCCCAAAGTTAGAACGAATTGAAAATAAAGATTCTTACTTACTTGTTTTAGATCCTGCCGATATTCATATTGGTAAGCTATGCACATCATTTGAAAGTGGTGAAACTTATAACAATCAAATTGCAGTACAAAGGGTACTGGAAGGTGTAAAAGGAATATTGCAAAAGGTTTCAAGCTTTACCATTGATAAAATTTTGTTTATTGGTGGCAATGATATTTTACACATAGACAATCCAAATAGAACAACTACAAGCGGAACTCCACAAGATACTGATGGAATGTGGCACGACAATTTTATGATTGCAAAACAATTGTATGTTGAAGTATTGGAATTATTGATAGGAGTAGCTGATGTTCATTTTACCTTTAATCCAAGTAACCACGATTATACTAACGGATTCTTTTTAGCGCAGGTTATAGAAACTTATTTTAAGGATTGTGATAATATTACATTTGATTGCACAATAGCGCATAGGAAAGGATTTAAATATGGCAGTAACCTAATTGGAACTACTCACGGTGATGGTGCAAAGCAACAAGATTTACCTTTACTAATGGCAGTTGAATTTGCTAAAGAATGGGCAGAAACTAAACATCGTTATATCTATACACACCACGTGCATCATAAGACAAGCAAGGATTATGCAGGTATAACCATTGAAAGTTTAAGAAGTCCAAGTGGAACTGATAGTTGGCATCACAGAAATGGATTCCAACATTCACCAAAAGCAGTTGAAGGTTTTTTACATTGCAAAGAGAATGGACAAATAGCCAGGATAACACATATATTCTAATGATAAGTAACTTCCAAATATTAGGTCAAACAATTGAAGTGATCATTGATAACGAATATTGCCACAAAAATAAATGTTATGGTCAATTCATAGCATTTGAAAATAAAATAATAATAGCAAATAAATTTAAAAGTAAAAAAGTTTGGGTAGACTACAAGCAAGAAATAATTGATGCTACTTTTTATCACGAATTGATGCATTGCCTGTTGTTCTATGCTGATTCTGAAAGTTGGCTTGATGAGAAATTAGTTGATAAACTTGGAAACTTTTTGCACCAGTACGAAATAAGTAAGTCACAAATTTAGCATATATTTGCGACAAGCTAAATGTGAAAAAATCACATTTTAAGTACCGTATTTGTGCTATTTTCACACAAAAGTGATACTTAAAAGTAAGAATATAAGGTTTGAACTGACATACGGAACATAAAACATAACTCGCCAAATCTATATAAAATTAGCTACATTTGGCGAGGTATAATGAACTTCAATATTGATTTATTGGAGTTTTTTTATGCCCTATTTAAAAATAAATACGCTAATTATCAAACACTTATAAAATTAATAAAAAAATTATTATGTTTTGTAATAAATATATTTATCTTTGTTGGGCAATAAAGCAATAGAAATTATGACAACAACCAATTTAGTAAACGTATCAAATGTAAATTATTTAAAATGCCATATAAATAATATGGTTGAATATTTTAATAATATTGATAGTATGTATTTAGCAATTGAAAAAGCTATGCAACATTTTGTTTATGAAAACGAACAAATTGAAACTATTGTATTTGCTTATATTTTAGAATGGAATAAAGAAAAATTAAATAATCAAAATAAAAACTATAATAACTAAAATTATGAAAGCAGAAACATTTAGTTACAAAGGTTATAAATTTTCAGTTGTTGGAATATCTCCAGCAGGTAATTGTATGACCAACTGTTTAAAACACATAGAGTTTTTAGGTACTTTAAAAGGCACATTTGAGATGCAAGTAATTGAAAATGGTTGGAAAAGTACAATTTCAAAAATAAGTTTTAAAAAATTAAACAACTAAAACAATGGAAAAAATCACATCACTAACATTTTACAACTCAATTACAAATGAGTTTATGGTAGAACTAACACTTTACAAAAAAGATATAGGCTACTGCGTATTAACTGATTCAGGTAACAACATAGGTGGTAAAAATATGCTTGAAAATAGCTTTGCAGTAACCTATTTTAACGATGCAATCAAAGAAGTAAAACAATACTATCAATCACAAGGAATAATTTATAACACAAAATAATATGAAAAATCAAATTTTAGAAAAAGTACTATTTGTACTTATGTTAGCAGTTATGTTTTTTTTAACATACGTAATCTTATTAATCACACAAGACTAATCAAATCAAAAAATGAAAATTACAATCGAAAAAACAATCACAGAAACGCACGAAATTGAATTACCTGCGTACCGTAAAAACAGTTGCCATTACTTTAAAATAGTAAGTGAAACAGAAGCAGTATTAGTATGTACTTATTTAGGTGGAGAATCAATCGCAACGAGTACAACCAGTAGTGCTTTAAGTTTAGCACCATTAGAATCAAATCAAGAAGAGTTTGATGCAATGTTTAATAAAGTATTTACTTTAATCAGCGAAAAAGCATCAGTATGACACCAAAAGAAAAAGCAAGAGAGTTAGTTGAAAAATATTATTGGATATTTGGCGATGGGTATTTAGGGCAACAACATATACAATGTGCATTAATAGCAGTTGATGAAATTGAAAATTTAATGTACGAATCTGGTAACACACCTGAATTTACTAAAAAATATTGGCAACAAGTTAAACAAGAAATAGAAAATTTATGACACCATTAGAACGATACGAATTAAACTTTGCACCAACGTTAATTGACATTTTTAGTGCAACTAAAGAACTTATTGCATCAAAGGTAAGTATGACTAAAGCAGGTAGGTTGTTATGCACTACAACAGGCAGTATAAGCGGTGCAATAAAACGAAGTGGAGTGTACACAAATCAAAAAACAAATAAAACATATATTTTAAAATTATGCAAAAAGAACGATTAAAAAAAGAAGTAGTTTTATCACTACTGGAAAGCCAAGAAGCAATTGGCTACATAGCTGATAAAATGGGAGTACAATTCCAAACAGTATTAAAACAAATAATAAGCGAATCGCCAACATTATGCAAAGGTACTTATCAAATGGCTATTAGGTTAGCATTAGGACAAACAGCACCTGCAATATTAACCGAGTTTTACAATAACGATGGAGGCTACAAAGAATGACTTTAGAACAAGAAGAAAACAAGTTAGCAATACTATGGCAATACTACAAGAACTGTTTAGAAATAACACACACTGGCGAGTGCGATGACCAAGAATTTATAGAGTTAGGCAAAGCAGCTAACAAGTGGAGATTACAAAAGGAATTAGTACACAAGTTAAAAACCGAAAACAAATGAGCAAACAAACAGCAGTTAATTGGTTAGAACAAGAATTTATTGCCCTGCAAATTTATAGCGTAAATGAACTTGGATTATTTGCAAAAGCCAAAGAAATGGAGAAGGAGCAGATAAAAGATGCTTATTGGTCATCCTATAAAGAAGGTCAGTATAGCGGAGATAAAACGGCAGATGAATACTACAACGAAACTTTTAAAGATTAAATTATGAGCAGAATAGACACACTACGAAACCGATACGATAAAATAAACAGGTTGCGAAACATTGCAATAAATGAACGCAACATTCTAAAAACAAAACAAGCGCAATGGCTGCTTTATTCAATCACAACAACACTTAACTTAATTAGCCAACCACAGCAATGGAATTAGAAAAAATAAGTAACATAGAATTAGGTGGAATAGACACCAATGATTACCCAGACTTTTGCGATGCTTACATAGTATCTGCAGAAATAAATGGAGTTGAATTAACCGATGCAGAAATAGAAGAATTGAACTGCAATAGTGAGTTTGTATATGACTGTGTTTTAAAAGAATTATTTTAATGGAATTAGCGGATTTAGAACATAACGAAAAATTTTTATTATCTCAAATTCAAGAACTTGAAGAAGAAATAATAATACTTTTACAGAATATATTAACAAAAAAAGTTATATTGCAACACGATAAGTATTCAGAACAAATCTGTATTTATAGAAATCAATTATTAGAAACAAGAAAACAAATTAAACAATGGAAAATTTAACTAAAATTCAAAGGGAACTAAAAGTTCCAAAAGGAAACTTCAACAGTTTCGGAAAGTACAAGTATCGTTCAGCAGAGGATATCTTGGAAGCAGTAAAGCCAGTGTTAGCGAATAACAATGCAAGGCTAACTATTAGTGATGACATAGTATTATTAGGTACAAAAGTATTTATTAAGTCAACAGCCACGATTAAAATAGGCGATGAGGTATTAAGTTGTAGTGGTTATGCAGAAACTTCTGAACACAAAGGAATGAGTGCAGAACAAACAACAGGAACTGCAAGTAGCTATGCAAGAAAGTATGCTTTAAATGGATTATTCCTTATTGATGAAACTGAAGCAGATGCAGACAACCAAAATGTAACTAACAGTAAACCTACACTGGCTAAAAACACACAAGGATTTAACGATGCTTTGGACTATGTAAAGAATGGTGGCGACATCAACAAGGTAAAAGCAAAGTATCACCTAACTAAAGAAGTGGAGGATTTACTAAATGTTAAGTAGCGATAGATTAGGTAAATTCACAGCATCCACAGTCTCCAACTTATTTGTTGGAGGCAAAGGTGCTACAAGAGATTCATACATTATGGATAAAGCTATTGAGAGTGTTAAAGGCTATGCAAAAAGTTTTAGTAGTAAACATACCGAACACGGAAATATTAACGAATTAGAGGCTTTAGAATCGTTTAATCAAGTAACTTGGCTTGATGCTAAATATTTAGATTCGGTTTACTTTCCAATTAATGAAAATTGTGGCAGTACCCCTGATGCAGCATTGTACGATATTAATGATAGAATGATATCAAGTATTGATTTAAAATGCCCAACGGAAAAGTTTTTTGAACAAAAAATGATGATGATTAACGACAGTAAACCAGAGTTTCAAAACGTACCTAAAGCATACTTCTATCAAGCGCAAATGCAAATGATGAGTTTGAGTAAGCATAACGAAACACTTGGACATCCTGCGGTTACTAATCATTATTTAGTTCGCTATTTAACATCAACTAACTATGATTTTGATGGCAATAAAATAGAAATAGACCTGCCTTTAAACGTACGTATATTTTACAAAATAGTTCACGCAGATTTAGAAGTTCAAGCAAAGATACTGCAAGAAGTAGCAGCAGCAAGTGAGCAAAGAGATGCATTAATAAACATTTTAAAACAACCAATAATATAGTTATGTACAAAGTAAAAGGAAAAATCACCCAAATCGGTGAAGTAGTATCAGGCTTAACAAAAGCAGGTAAAGAATGGAACAAAAGTGAATTTGTAATTGAAACACTTGACCCTAAATACCCTAAATTAATTTGTTTTACATTGATGAAACAAGACCAGTTGCAGAACCACAAAGTAGGTGGTGAAGTAGAAGTAACATTTAGTGTAGATAGTAGGGATTACAATGGCAAA